GTATATGAGCGAGATAGTAATGGAACTCCATTGCAATATTTAATCACTAAACGTGTAAAGGTAATATCGGCGAGAGAATTATCGACTACAATTTCATTTGGTGCATACGATGAATATCCAACGGCTAATTTAAGTGATACTAATATAATCCAAATAACATCAGTCACCGATATCAATAATAATGTAAAATATTATGAAGTTCCATATTTGGGACAAGAAAGTATATTTGTAGAACAACCCAATACCGAATCTAATGCTGGACAATTGAGTATGTCATCATCTACCGTTCCATATATTTTAGAAGTTCAAAAAGTTCCACACAGATTTTCAACAAAAATAAATTCGGATGATACTATGACACTACAATTTGGTAGTGGTGATGTATTGTTAAATGATGAAGTAATTTTGCCAAATTTAAAAAATGTAGGATTAGGATTAGCTAATTCTATTAGTAGATTGAATCAAGGAATTGACCCATCTAATTTTTTAAAAACAAATACATTTGGAATAGTTCCGGTTAATACTCAATTACTTATAACTTATTTAGTTGGCGGTGGAATTAGTTCTAATATAAATCAAGGAGATTTAACATCAATTCGTAGATTGGAATTTGAAGAAGATTTACTATCATTCAGTAGCGATGCCGAGTTAAATAATTATAATGCTATAAAATCAACAGTAGCAGTTGAGAATTTAGAATCAGCAGTTGGTGGTAGGGGAGTTGAATCGATTGAAGAGATTCGTCAAAACGCATTAGCTATGTTTGGCTCACAAAACAGAGCAGTTACCAGACAAGATTATACAGTTAGAGCATTATCTATGCCAGAAAGATATGGTAGTGTTGCAAAAGTATATGTTAGTGCGGATGGAGAGATTGATGATAATTCACCCGCATCTATATTAGCATCACCCAAAAATATAGCAGAATTTGTTGGAGTCGTTGAGGGATTGCAAAATAAATCTAAATCGGAGATACACGCTCAATTAGTTAAATATCTTTCTCAAAAATCTACATCAATTGCCGCATCAAATAATCCGTTTGCAATTAATATGTATGTATTGGGATATGATGTTAATAAAAAATTAACTCAAATAAACCAAGCAGTTAAGCAAAATCTAAAAACGTATTTAGCGGAATACAGAATGCTAACCGATAGCGTTAATATTATAGATGGATTTATTGTAAATATAGGAGTTGATTTTGAAGTAGTATGCTATTCAAATTATAATAAACGGGAAGTTGTTGCAAATTGTTTAATTGAAATTCAAAATCATTTCAATATAGATAATTGGACATTCAATAAACCAATCAATATTTCTGAAATTGAATTAATATTAGCAAATGTAGATGGTGTTATGAGTGTGCCATCCGTAAAAATATACAACCTATGCGGGGGAGATGGAAACTATTCATCAAATGCATATAATATAGAGGAAGCAACTAACGGTAAGATTATATATCCGTCATTAGACCCTTGTATTTTTGAAGTAAAATATCCAAATAAAAACATAAAAGGACGCTCATTATAATATGCACAAATTTATAACATCCACATACGATGCCAGTATTTACTTACAACAGCCAGAGCAAAACGCTGGTAGAGATGAGATATTGGAAGTCGGTAAACTATACTATGGTTCTATAAAAGACATAGCAAGAAGTTTAATTAAATTCAATATAGATACATTGGAAATACCAAGTGGTTCTAAAATTTATTTAAATCTCAAATCAGCCAATGCCGAAGAAATTCCATTAGAATATACTATATACGCTAATGCGGTTTCACAAAGTTGGTCTATGGGAACTGGCACTAAATTTGATAATATAACATCAGATGGAGTAAGCTGGAAATATAGAAACGGAGTTGACACTTGGCAAGATAACACAATAGGGGGTTCAGCTATATTTGCAGCAGGAACGACTGGTTCTGCGAATGCGGAGGGTGGCACATGGTACACTGCATCGCAATCATCTCAATCATATAATTATGAAGAATCGGATATTAGAATGGATGTGACCAACATTATAAATCTATGGAGAAGTGGTTCTATTACAAATAATGGATTTATTATCAGACATGGATTAAATAATGAAGCAGATACATTGGATTATGGTGTATTGAAATTCTTTTCAAAAGAAACAAATACAATATACGAACCAAAATTAGAAATAGTATGGGATGATAGTACATTTGTCACCGGTAGTTTATTACCAACAACAGGTTCAGCGGAAGAAGGATATAAGGTAGTTTTAACTAATTTAAAAACAAAATACCCAACGGATTCCACCGTTAAGATACGAGTTAAATGTAGAGATTTGTATCCATTGAAATCATTTGGGACACCATTCGAATACGACCAATCAAAATATTTACAAGCTGGTTCGGCATATTATCAATTAGAAGATTATAAAACGGGAGAAATAATATATCCATTTGGAGATTATACTAAATTGAGCTGCGATACTACATCGAATTATTTTAATATGAGCTTAAATACATTACCAATTAACAGAGTTTATAAATTAAAAATTAAAATAGTTGAGAATGGAATATCTACTATTATAGATGATAAATTAACTTTTGAAATAATATAAAATGACTGGATTAGAAGCAATAGCACAAAAATTGGAAGAAAAGCGAAAAACGGACTTAGAATCTATACTAAGTATTTCCGGCTCACAATCTATTGCTAAAAATCAATACAATGTTACGGTAATAGATGAGAATAATATCGCATCATCATTACTTTTTAAAGAATTAATTAAGCCGAAGTATGATGAGGTTGAGCTCGTAAAAGCCATCGATTTAACCGTAAAAGAGCTTAAACCAAATATACCAACATCAAATTTAGAATTAGTTCCAAAACCATTATATGATGAGGTAGTTATTCAAAACGAAGATTTGAGAAATCAAGTTGCAAGTTTGACTTTGGATGTTGATACACTAACTACAACTATAAATGATTTAGAATCACAAGTTCAAACTGAAATAAATAATAGGTTGGGAATTGAGCAATCAAACGATGCATTGATAAATCAGCTAACTACATTAACGCAAACTATTGATGACTTCACAAGTCAAATACAATCTGCACTCCAAAAATCCGTAGAAGAGGGAATTCTTAGAGCATCTTTACAATCGCAAAATACCGGATTTAAAGCACAGATACAGGCATTGATGAAGCAAATTGATTCATTAAATTCAATTATAGAAGGATTGCAATCTCAATTAGGAGCAGTTCAAACTCAAGAAGCGATTGTACAAGGAACACAAGCACAAGCTATGGCATCCAGCGCAGACGTACTTAATGATGTGGCAATTGTTAAATTCGAACCAAGAACCGATTTTAATAAACCAATAATTTGGGCAAGATTTAGTTCAAAGGGAAAATCTATGTGGAAAAATGGGCAATCCATCACAATAACTAATAATGATAAAACTCCAATAAACGTAGAATTAACAACAAAGAATCCAATTAATCCCAGAGGACCTGCATTTTATAAAATACCTGAAAGAACGTTTACCGTATCACCTGGTAGTAGTAAGAATATATCATTTGAATTAAATTATAATGCAACGATAATGTTTGACTCGCGTGATAAAACGCCCGGAGGGAGTAGTAAAAGTGTAGAATATATGGATGGAGAACTCAAAGTAACAATAACGAGACAAAACGGAATTAGTAAAACTAAAACTTACGCAACTGGATTTGGTAAATATCATCCAGATTCATACTAATAAATTATGAGTATTAGAAAATATACAAACTTCGAATTAATTGAGGCAAATTTAGAAAATCAAGGGCAGTTTTTGCAAGAAAATGATAGATTTATAATCAATCAAAGTCAAATCGAAAATACTGATTTTGGCGAATGCAGGCACGATGTAATGGAAGTATCGGTCTATGATGTCAACAGCAATTTATTACCAATTAAAACTGGTAAAAATGTTGCATACATTAAAACGGGAGATATAAAAAATTATCTATATAACATCACAAATAATGCAGGACATCGTGAGTTGGCGATTGATATTGAAAAACTCCTAAATGATTTAGGATTTACTAATGGTATTTTAAAAGTTAATATAAATTTTGTAAGAAATAAGATTGGTTCGGAAAATGAATTTAGAAAAGTATGGATACATGAAATATCCCCATCGCGAGAAGAAATTAGGATATTGCCATTGAAATCAACAGATGTTAATATTAGTAAATTGACAAGCGATGAGTTTATAAATGTAAACAATTTAAGTAAAGATTTTAAATACTACAAAGAGCATATATTGAATACATTGGACTCGTTACATTACACATATCTAACATCTATAACAAATTTGCTACTCAATCGGTTTGGTAACGATTTTAAGGTAGTTTTACGTAAAGATTTTGGATTGTCGGATTTTGATGGATTCACAGAACGAATATTTTTAGATTTCAAAACTAGCATAAGATATTGGTTAACTAATAGGGAATATGATATATTACAATCCAATTATGGAACACCATCCGTAATTCGATTTGAAGATTGCGAGGCATACGAATTTACATCATTATTGGCGGATATGCAAAGTATTTTACGAAAATGTATAGAAAAACATACTCCTACATTAAAACGAAGAGATATTTCTATAAAAACTTTACCAAAAGAATTTGAAATTACACAACTTCAAAAAGAATTAAAAGATTTGGTGGGCAATATTTCTATAAATGAAACAAAAGTTAGAAATGTATATAACCCAGAAAATGTTGATTTAAAGGTAACTGGCGTCACCAACACACCAGTACGAGTAATACCGGTACGAGTAATACCAATCGAGTCCCCAGAAGTAGCACCACCGAATGTAGTA